GTTCTTCAACCCATGCTGAACCATTCCAACGCTTAAGTGGTTTGCTGACCCATGTAGAACCATTGTATACCTTTGGTCGACCTGTAGGATAGTCTGGCCATCCATTTGCACTAATGATCACATCATCGAGATACACAAATCCATTCCAGTTTCTACTACCCTGAGTAGATTCTTCATATGTCTTACCCACAAGTACGTGTGCTTTCCATAGTGATGGGTAAATGTTTGCTGATCCAACTTCAGTGTTATTGACCTTGAATATCATAGGTGTCGGACCAAATGTGCTATAGTCGCAAAGGAATGAGATATAGTTCCATGTGTTAGATGCATACGCTGTATTCGACTGAATGATAAGTGAGTTCGCTTGGTGTCTCAATGCGAAGAAGATTCTACCATCAGTTTTTATTTCTGCCTGAACTGTCATGTTTTGATATTCACTGGTCGCATCAAAATAGTTGTGCAGTCCTATCAAACCAATATAACTGTTCGCTGTTGGATTCTGAGTAACTACAACGTTTACTCTTGCTTGTACCCAAAACTTCTTTGCAGCAATTTGTTCTGTGTAGTAGATTGCAGCATAGTTGTTTGGCGCAAGTCTTACACACTGACTGCCTTTTTGACCTGTTTGCGAACCAAATGTGACCTGCGATGTACTGAAATATGCAGATAGGTTTTTAGTGCCTGCCTCATGTGTCCATTTGTAAGTGTTTGCAATATTTGGTCTTGCTTTGAGATTTAATGTATAAACACCCCAACTGTTACCTGCGGCCGCGGTCGGACCACCAGTATATGCGGCAGGTATGAATCTCTTAATACTGTTAGGTATGGAGTGATTCATTGATGTATTAATACAGTTGGTGTCAGTACTGTTGAATGTGATGTAATACCAGTTAGTGCCAGGAACAAGGTTGCCTGTGCCTGCTGCCGCCATTGCAGCGAATTGAATTGGTAAACCACCCGAACGAGTGAATTCAGCAGGAAGAGGTGCAGGTAACGTTGTGCCTGTACCTGATGTGAATGCAACACTTTCTATTGGATCGTTTTGGTCGACACCTCTATAAACTGCAATCTGACATGCGCCAGCATCGGCGTTGTTTCCGGTATTGGTAATATTGATAGATGAATCGACGGTATCACCCATAAACTTATAATACATGGTCATGTTCACATCATATGATGTGCCATCAACATAACGCTTTTGATCAATTCTTGTCCAACCAGAACTGATAGCATCAAGTGCGCGGTTAGCAGTAGAACCAGAAGCAATGCCCACCAAAACAAGGTCACCAGATCGAACAGAAACGCTGTTACCACCAATATCTGTTACGCTTGAAAGTGATATTGTCTGACCTGCACCTGAAGTAGCACCAGCAAAATTCAGACCTTTCCATCCAATAAATTCAACAGTGTTTATATGATATCCTTCAATCTGATAGTACCAGAATGTTGTGTTTTCAGATAGTGACCAAGATGCCCAATTGATACCGTCATCTAGAGCAAGACCGAATTCACCGTAGCTTATACTTGCGCCACCAGATCCACTTTCAGGAAATCCTGTCAACTGGTTCATACCGGGACTTAACCAGTTTGAATTTGCAGTTGCTACAGATTGTAAAAACAAAAGTTTCTTCCAGGTTGGAACAATTACACTATCTGGTGGATCATAGGTGCCGCTACCACCAATATATTTGTAGAAATTTGCTGATGATCCGTTTTCAATAATACGACTCCATCCCTTAATACAAACAGCCATCGCATGTGATTTTTGTGCTGATCCTGTCAGAAGTGTTAGAGCATTAGTCGCTTCTGCTACTTTCCAGAAAACACCAGATGTTGGTGAAGCACCATTGGTTTCTCCACCGTCTGTAGAATCCCAATTATCACCAGAAACACCATAGTCATAATCTATCCAAGTATTTCCACCACAAGCAAAGGAGACCATAATAAGATCGCCGACTTCAACGTTTGACGGCATTCTAATAGGATGTGATGTTTGTGTTGTTGTAGTAAGATCAGTAACGTCTCTGCTGTATACTCTAGGATGTCCATGTACAATTGGATCACACTCTGAAACAACTATATGAAAGTTTGGTAAGTTATATGTTAATGGTATATTTGTGCCAGTTAACGTTGTACTTGCTATGGTTGTTGTTATGTTTGGGAATGCCTGTTCCGCTGTAAATACAGAAGGTCCGTCAGTTCCCACAGGAGTTCTTAAAACTGTGTTAGAATATCCCGCTGGCGCAGTAAGAGAAACAACACCATTTGCTGTCTGTGCTATAATACTTAAAAAATCTGCACCATATCTATCAACTGGATTTACAGAGTTGATTGCACCATCTGTTCTCTGTGATGCTGAAGCATCAACATAATAACCACCTGTAATTGCAAATGAATTGTGAGTAGACTGCTGGGCAGTATTTGTTGTTATAGTTAAGTTGTCGCCCGTACCCGAAGCAATTTTCCAAAACACAGCACCTGTAGTAATACCGTTAGGTATTCTACCTAATTGATTCCATCCGCTTCCTGATGATATTGTTGTTGTTACTCTATCATCAATTGCTAGGACAACTAATAGTAATTGTCCTGTGGTAAAAGAAGGAAATGTTATAACGTGTGTAGTTGAATCGGTTGATTGTTGACCACCCGATCTTGCTGTAACAAACGGAAGAGGCATTAACTATTATCCACCCAAAGTTGATTAAGAACAGGTGATCCGGGTGCAGTACTACTAACGGTCAAGTTACCAATAGTACCCTGAGTGCCTGTGGTGCCTTGCGAACCAGTTGTACCCTGAGTGCCTGTAGCACCTTGAACACCAGTAGAACCTTGAATGCCTGTCGATCCTTGTGTACCTGTAGTACCTTGCGATCCTGTAGTACCTTGCGATCCTATAGTACCTTGAACACCGGTTGATCCCTGTGTGCCAATAGCGCCTTGTGTACCTGTAGTGCCTTGCGAACCAGTGGTGCCTTGTGGACCGATTATGCCTTGAGTACCTTGAACACCAAATGTACCTTGAGTACCTGTGGTTCCTTGAATACCTGCTTCACCTACAGGACCAAATGTAACATTAGTCAAACTATTATAGTAATAGAAGTTTGAGTCAAGATACAATGCAGAACCTATAGGTCTTGCAACAGTACGAACCAAATTACTGTCAAGATAATATCTTACATTATAACCATCATATACGATTTGTGCTATAGTAGATGTTGTGATTGAACCGGCATTTGCATTGATTGTTACACCACCCTCAACAATTTCTGCGTGGTTGCCACCAGAGAAGTTAAAGAAGAACGCATAATCTTGATTTATGCCTAATGGAGTGGCATTGCTTGTGAGACCTATAAAATGTTGGAAAGAACCGGTTGGGGTTGCTGTAACATAACAACCTCTTATAAAACCTTCTTTAGAGTAGACTTGTGCGTCCCAACCGTTAGTACTACCGGCATTCTTAGTAAAAGTAGCTGCTCCAGTTTGTGAAACATTTTGCGTGATTGGAGTCCAGTGTGACACACCAAGAATGCCTTGAACACCTTGTAATCCTTGAACACCTTGCACACCCTGAGAACCAGTAGTGCCCTGTGTGCCAGTTGTACCTTGAGTGCCTGTAGTACCCTGAGTACCGGTTGTGCCTTGAGTACCTTGAGAACCTGTAGTTCCTTGACGACCCTGCACACCTTGTACACCCTGAGTACCTTGAGCGCCGATTGTGCCTTGAGAACCAGTTGTACCTTGAGGACCATCGGCAGGACCTTGAGGACCAATTGCACCTTGTACACCAGCACCAGTCGTACCTTGAACACCAAATGCGCCTTGTGTACCTGTAATACCTTGAACACCCTGAGGACCTATAACACCTTGAGTACCTTGAGTACCTGTAGTACCTTGTGTGCCGGTCGAACCCTGAGTACCTGTAGTACCCTGACGACCCTGAACACCTTGAGTACCTTGTGTACCAGTAGCGCCTTGTGTACCTGTAATACCTTGAACACCCTGAGGACCTATAACACCTTGAGTACCTTGAGTACCTGTAGTACCTTGTGTGCCGGTCGAACCCTGAGTACCTGTAGTACCTTGAGTGCCAGTTGAACCTTGGGTACCAGTCGAACCTTGGGTACCAGTTGTGCCTTGTAAACCTATAACACCTTGAGTGCCCTGTGAACCTACTGTACCCTGAGGACCACCAGAAGGACCTTGTAGACCAGTTGCGCCCTGTGCGCCAGTTTGACCAGAACTATATGGCAGTGAATTCCAAGCGGAACTGCCGTTACCAACTTTGAACTTACCTGTATCGGTTTCATAACCCGGTTCACCGGCGGCAAGAGTTGGATTAACGCTTGTCCACTGTGTCGCAGTTCCTCTTCTGTATTGAATTTGAATTGGCATTAAACTATAGCTCCAGCATCTAGGATTGATATGCCACCATAGTCTGAATCTGGAAATCCGCCGTCAAGATTACCGGCACCTGCGCCGCCACGACCACCAAACAAGACCCAAGTGTTACTACCACCTTCTTGAATGTATTTATACAAGGCGCCGGTGTTTGCTCTATACCATTCATCACCCAAGAATGGTGCACTTGGTTCGCTATTCGATGTGTGTAATCTAACAATAGGCACAAGATTTGCTTCAACACGACCTGAAGGATCAATGCTGAATCTTACATAACCATTTGCTTTTACGTTGAATAGTTTGGAGTTTGCCTCATAGGCAATTGTGGTTACGTTGATTGACAACGCATTGTAGGTGTTTGCTGAGTTAGTCCATCTAGAACTAAGATTCGATATTGCTACTGGCATTACTCTTTGTCTCTTACGACTAAGTATGTTACTTGAAAGTCTTGACTAGGCAAACCTGTAAAGTGTTCTTCTAGTGCGACCATATTACCAAGACCATCATAGATAACGTCATCTATAACGTCATCCCAATGGGTTGGTTCGTAATTCATATCATAATCAAAAGTTACATTGAAGTCGGTGAGAGTTAGGACTTCGCCCGACTCATCACCGACTACCGTAGTACCGTTACCAAAATCACCTCTAATATGATAAAGAACTAGTAACCCAGTATCAGGATAATAGTTCTTTACCTTGGCAGTAGAATTTCCTGCTCTTACTGTTTCGTCGTAGCGCCAGGTCATCTACCACCGCCTGCGGCACCACCATACACTTGCACATCACCAGAGTGTCCTCTAGGATTAGTTGCACCAGATGGGTGTAACACTTCACACCCTGCGTGATCGTCGGCAGCTGCATCACCCATAGCGCATATAACGAGTTTATTTTCGATATACACATTCTTAGCGCCGTAAACTGCCTGCAAGTCACCTTCGAAACAGTGGGAGTCTTTATCCCCCTCAACTGCCCAAAGAATACCATTCACAAAAACTGTAGACTGTCCAACAACTATAGTTGACGCGCCACAAAATCTTGAATCGCCATTTCGATGGGCACCTGGCATTACTTTACCTTTCTTGGTCTTCCTCTACCGCGCTTGATGGGAGTTTCAGGTCCAGTGGTTGTCGCAACTTCTTCAGTATTGAATACAACTACACCGTTAGAAACACCAACACCGGTAGAACCTAATCCACCAGCGCGATCTGTCTTTTGAATAGGTCTGAGAGTTGTTTCCCAAATGACATATTCTTCTTTCTTGACCATTTCACCTTGAGCGACACGGTCACCATTATTTATAGTGATTGGGTTCTCGGATTGATTACGTAAAAGAACAAAAGTTTCAAGAACATAATCAGAATCAATAACCGCTTCAAGGTTTGCAAGCACAAGACCCTGCTTATAAGATAGTCCTGAGCGAGGATGAATACGAACTGAATACCCCTCAGGAATATCAAAGATCAAACCTGTAGGGACAAGCACACGATCACCAGGCATGAGAACGATTCTATCCTCATGAATCAATCTGGTGAAAGGTGCATTGTATGCATTGTATCCAGAATACTCAGTCTTACCTGCCATTTGAAACGACAAGTCAAAACATGCTGATTGCTGAGTAGCAAACTTAGGCAAAGTGATATCGGGATGGGTCTTATATACGTTCAAGCGATTCATAATATACTCCGTTGTCATTGAGGTTTACGCTTACCTATGTTGTATTTAGTCACAAGATTCCACTCTGATTTCTCTCGGTGAGATATGATCTTGATCTGCGATAAAGGCGCAACAGGGTCTTTGCTCTTGCTTTCTACAACAAGAGACACAAGACCCCATTCCGCCAATAAATTTGAGATTGTGTTGACGCGACCACGATCTTCTTCTGAGAAGTCTGAGGTCTTACCGTCCAATAGGAAGAGTTGTTTGAAGTGTACGATATAGTACTTGCCCTGCTTATGCAGGATGTGGCAAGACTGGTATAGAGTTTTATCTTTCTTAGAAGCAACGCCTATGCGTGAAAGAGTTTCCTTGACTTTCAAGAAATCATCTGGCTCACGTAGTCTCACCTCGATTAATTCGTCTAGATTTAGCATTTAGACCACCTTTGTTCAAAGTCTTTTTGATTTCGTTAAGTTGGTCATTCGTAAGCACGTTTAGAGCCTCTTTCGCCTTTTCATTCGAATACTGATAGTACTCTTTTATGACTTCAAGATCGTCACTTTCTTCTCTCTTTTGCCACTTCTGAAAAGGTCTCTTATATGACCTTACAGTATTTAGCAAATACTGGTACTGCATGAGTTTGTCAGTATGTGGCATCTGGTTCATCTGGTTCACAAAAAACACACAATCCTTATGAAAAGAAAGTGCGCGGTTCACAATATATGGGGTATATTCTCTCTCGTTTTCAGCAGTAATAGCATCCTTCTTTGTCTGAAGGATGCTCGGCAAAACGTCTTTGAATAGATCAGCCATTACTTGAACTCACAGTCAACCATGATTTCGGTGAGACATGCAACCATGTTAATCTCCTGATCTGCAACGAAGGCAGACTGATACTGATACTTGGAGAGAATCACAACTGCTTGAGGAATGCTGTGCGGCGCAAAGTACTCGTTAAGGGAGTCATAAATCTTGCGATAGATGGTTGAGGGATCAACGTCAGTGTTAACGACGACCCACTTACGCATATCACCGAAGTTCTTTTCTTTCAGAGACTTTGCAAGATCACCAATCTTTCTTACATCGGAAAGTTGGGCAACAATGTCAGCAGTAATACGCCCAGAACCACTAAAACGCTGCAACTCGTTGAGAGTACGGCGATAGTCAGGGAAGTACTTTTCGACAATCTTGGCGACAACTGCTTTTTCATATGCGACCTTTTCAGTATCTAGAACATCACACATTCGCTTGAAGAACTGCGCGGCCATCTGCTTCTTTTCGTCTGCGCGAAGGGTGAAGTCAATGACAGAACAACGCGAATGAATAGCGTCAATCAGTTTTGCTTTAAAATTACAAGTGAAGATGAATGTACAATTTGCAGCAAATTCTTCGATAGCACCGCGCATTGCTGCCTGTGCATCAGCGGTCATATAGTCTGCCTCGTCTAGAATGATGACCTTCTTGCCACCAGTCAGAGACACAGAGGATGCATAGTTACGAATGGTTGTACGAAGAACATCAATGCCTCGATTTTCAGAAGCATTGATATACAGATGGTTCATACCAATCTCATCACACATCGCCTTTGCCACTGTGGTCTTACCCACACCAGCAGAACCAGTAAGCATGAGATTGGGGATTTCTCCGCGGTCTACGAACTCTTGAAAGATCGACTTGAGACGATCAGGAAGAATGCATTCATTTACCGTCGAAGGGCGGTATTTTTCCACCCATAGGAAGGATTCGGTCATCAATAGTATCCACAATTTGTTGAAGTAGTATTTTAGTGACGGCGCCGCCAAGATTCTGTAGGTAGATATTCTTGGCGGTCACCAGCATGTTCGATGCCATTAACATAACGTCTTCTACATTATCGCACATAAGAATCTGTTTGTCAATGGGGTCCATCAACTCTTCCATGCGTTTGATAATGTGTTCGACGTTCTGTTTCTTTGTCACTTCATTACACCATCGTAGAATTCTTCAAAGTTGCGGTTCTCTTCCTGTTCCTGAGAATAGTTTGCCTTGAAGTAGACCTTTGCCATACGGCGAACGATCTTCTTATCAACACCAACCTTATCAAAGACTGCATTGATGGTTTCCTTCTGGAAATCTCTTTCTGCCGCCATGCGGGTCATGCTGTCATTGAGTTGCTGTACTGCTTCCTTCAACTGCTTCTTGTCTTCAGCAGAAAGAGAGTTGATAGAAACGTAGTTCTGATTATGTCCAATACCTGCCATGTTAACCTCACTTAGACTGAAGAGCAATGTAATACTTGAGAGATCCATCCTTGTTCTCAAATGTGGCAAATGCCTTGAGAGCAATCTTGACCTCATAATCGTCAGGGATCATCTTAAGATGCTCAGTCTTAAACTTTGCATCAAAATCTTCATGATCCCAGTTGCCGATATCGATGGTGGCAGCATTCGATGTATCAGAATCCTCATGAACACGAAGACTCAACTTGCCGCTCTTGCCGATGACAGAAAGCATAGGCAGACTGTTCATCTTTGAAAGCATAAGCAACTTCTGAAGAGCCGCATTGGTCAATGTAAAACCAACATCGACGTTCTTCATTTCCAACTTCTTATCAGGTGGAACAGTGATAAGGTTGGGAGAACATGAGAAATAGGACAACTTAACTTGTCCATCAGACATTTCTACCATCTTATCGGTAAAAGTCATGTCTGGATTGTTGAGAGCAGAAATGTTACCAAGGAACTGCGGCAAATCATAGATGCCAAATACCTCAGTAATATCATCTTGAATGACTGCTTCAACGAGAATAGACTTATCCGGGGAGATAGTCTTCTGTCTCTTGCCAGTCTGGAGAACAACACCAGTGTTAATGGATGCAAAGTTCTTCAGCACTGCCAAAGTCGTGTCACTTAACTTCATAATATACTCCTTAAAAATTTCAGTTAGGCAGCCAGTATAGCAGGATTTCTTGGTCCTGTAAATACCTTAATCATGTGATCGATGTTTGCCTTTAACATCGTGACTGTTGCATTGTTATCCAATTCGTAGTCCATGATTTCACCAACCCATGCCCATTCAGAATAGTGGACTTTATATACATGACCCATTTCGGTGGTAGCACCGCGGTCATACCTAGGATCACTGTATGGTAGATTTGCAATACGAGCAGTTTCCATCCAAACAGGATCAGCACCACGAACAACGCGAACAACGAATCCGCCTTGATCATGAATGAACTTGATTTCATTAGGGAAACGAACGTCTGGGATTACAACATTTTTGTACATACCCAACTTCTTTTCGAGGGCATATATCCACAGGTCTTTATGAAATACATCACGACCCGCTTCAGTACCCATCATCTGAAGCATCGCGCGAGGGGTAACCTCTCGCCCGAATTTGTCACTCCAGAACGGATCGGGTTGCTCACGAAAGTTTCTGCTTTCATCAGTATCACCTTCAAGAAGAGGGCGCGGCCATCCGAAGATGGCCGCAGTAGCATCCTTCACAGCATCAGCGAAAGATAACTTTGTGAAATCGTAGTTTTCAATCAACAGGTCAGCGGCAGTGCCTTTGCCTGATCCGATAAAACCAACAACACCAATAATCATATTATAGATTTCCTGTATGTTCTGCGATCTTCTGCATGTTTCCGGTAAATGCATATGAACCAATATGCTGGGTCTTCATCCATGGACACAACCAGACTTGGAATCCGATCTTACGTGCATACTGACAGAACATATAATCTTCTGACAGATAGCGATGAGACGCATTCTTTTCAATGTCTAGGAATTCTTGTGCCTTCTTCTTGATATTGTCACCAGCAGCGGCCAACTTTACAAGATGATATAGATCATCATAGGTGTAACCATTGTCGATAACAGTATCAAAGTATGCATGAATGTAACGCGAACCGTCAAAGTTTGCCTGACCAACATGATCTGGCTTATAGTTCTGCTTAGGATATGCTTCCCTGAACTTATCAAATACCTTACGCTTGACCATCATGTAACCGGTACCGATTTCCATAACCTCAAGAGGTTCAGTGACTTTGAATGATGTGGTTCCAGGAACAGGGTTGAACACGTAGTCGCCAGTTAGCATGTCCAATTCACCAGGATTGATAGCAGGGTTCATGGACATTGCAAGAGCAATGTTCTTCCAATTGATAGATTTCTTGGGATAGGGTGCACCGATGATATCTTTATCTAGTGCAATCATGGCGAGAACATCATTCGGGTCGAAGTTAATGTCCGCGTCAAGGAATAGTAGATGGGTAAAATCAGAACGTAAAAACTCGTCAACAAGATAGTTTCTTGCGCGAGTGATCAGAGATTCATTAAAGAGGAATGAGAAACGGATTTCGATACCATACTGAAAACATAGTCCTTGAAGATCAAGGCACGCCTTCATATACATACCGGCGTTGGTGCCACCATACTGAGGCGTTGCAACAAACAGTCTTGCTTTTCTTAGGTCTTCCACCTTTACTTGTAATTGCATTCTTACACTCCATAATATAAAAAAGGGATGCTACAGTTATATATAGCATCCCTTTTAGCGTCTTTTAGAAAAAATTACGAAGCGATGCGATAATACATCTTGCGCTTACCGTTGACGTTACGGTAGTTGCTGTAAATTTCCTTACCTTCGTTAACACGAAGATCATAGACGCGCTTGTAAACAGACTCCTTAGGAGCGCCAGTCAGCTTCGCGAGCTTAGCGGCGGTGATACCGGCGCCATTGGTGTTACGACGAAGATGCTTGGCAACCTTAGACAACTGAGACATTCAAAACTCCATTATATAGAAATAGTCGCGGGATTGAGATACCGAGAATGGTGCGACTGATTTGCCATTCTCGGTATATTATACAGGAGTTTGTCACTCCTGTCAATGCTTTTGTTAGAAGGCGATTTCGTCAGAAGACTTGATGGTCGCCTCGGGGGCAGGCGGAGCAAGAGTTTCATCCAACTTCATGTAGAGTTCAAGGAACGAGTTCTTGGTATCCACATCAAAGCGGTTGAGACAGAGACGAATTGCCTTCTCACGGTTCTGACCGAAGATGCCATAAGCATCAGCAATGTGAACAAGACGGCGAGTGGAGATGATATCCGAAACAGCACCTTCATAGAAGGACTTACGGATAACGTCTGCCCACTGAACCAACTTTTCAGCAAAGTCAGAAGCCTCAATGCCAGCGTTAGCAAAGACATTGTTGATAATCTTCTGCTCGGTCTTGAGCGGCGGATATTCCTGCTCAAACGTGATGCTGAAACGCTCAAGGAACGCTTCGTTCATAACGTTGGTGCCGATGAAGCGACCGTCATCTGAACCCTTACCCTTGGTATTGGCAGTAGCAAGGATATTAAATCCGGGCGCAGGGGTAACAACGCGGTTGATCTTCTTCAGATAGATCGGTTTGCCTTCAAGCACAGGCTGAAGACACATCAACTTGGCATCGCCAAGATCGACCTCATCGAGGAGAAGCACAGCGCCACGTTCCATGGCGATAACAACCGGACCATTCTGCCAAACGGTCTTACCGTCAATAAGACGGAAACCACCCATCAGGTCGTCTTCATCGGTTTCCTTCGTGATGTTCGCACGAACCATTTCGCGCTTTTCCTGAGCGCAAATCTGTTCGATCATCATGGTCTTACCGTTACCAGAAAGACCAGTCACATAAGTCGGATAGAAACGCTTAGACTTGATGATAGAGCGAACGTCATTAAAGTGACCAAACGGAACATAACCGGTCGCCTTCGCAGGAACAAGGTTGATCGCCGTATCGGTGTGAACGGCGGTTTGAAGGTTCGCAAGAACCATATCGTCCGCGTTGGCAACTGCCTGATTGGTGACGGGGACCTGCGAAGCAATCTTCGCACCCGCCTTGACCTTCGCGGTCTTGGCAGCAGCCTTAGCAACAGGAACGTCACTCAGGGAATACTGACCGCGACCAACGCGATTAGCGGAATCGTTAACAAGCCAAGCAGGCCACTTGAGGTCGTGCTGTTCGCATACCTCAATGATCTGGGCGCGAGAAATCACGGAAATATTACCAAACGTTTCAGCAACGGCGGCAACAAACTCAGCGCGATTAGAGGTCTTCATAGTCATCCTTTCAGGTGTCGATTATGTGTATATTATAGGGGAAGTTTGGTGGAATGTCAAGCTGCGATTTTCTTAATGAACCGCTGGAGAAGGACACGATTAATGGCCTTCTTTTCCGAGAAGCTCATAAACTGCTTGGCAATCTTGTTCTTGCTCATGTTCTTCGGATCAATGTTCAGTTGGTTCCGACGAATATCAAGGGAAGAGGAACGAAGGATATAGTTCTCATCATAACCTTCAGTGGTAACGGTAATGAAACCGCTGTTCTCGAATTCCTTGATGATTTCCTTCTGCTTCGCAGGATCGTATACCTTGGGGTAAAACTGACGGAGCAGGTTCCTTGCACTATCATGATAGATAAAGAAACCGATCAGATTACACTGGGTATGATCCTTGAGGATCTTAAGCAACGTGGCAGTGAAAACGCGGGAGTCACCAAGACCAGACTGATAGTGAGCCATAGTGCCAAGATCATAGTCCTTCTTGGTCACGGTATCCTGAATGATACACTTGCGCTTTTTGTTCGGCGGAAGATACGGGTTAGTTCCGTGAACCATCCAGTTGCCGTCACTCTCACCGTCAGTAAGGAAGATCGTATTGACAACCTGAACCTTGCTACGCGCGCGGAACTGATTGACAACTGCCTGAGCGGCAACAATCGCCTCATTGAGAGGGGTAGAAGACATACGGTCAGTCTGGAAGTGAGAACCACATGCAAAAGCATACAGACGGAACATAGCGTTATTCATATCTGCAATATTCATGCGCGAGGACAGAATGTTACGGAGTTTGAAATTTGCCATTTCGATTTCGCCGTTATTCTTAGACCACTGAGGAGTGATAACGTTACCATCAGTGGTGTTCATGCTACGGAACGAATACACTTCGAACGGAATCTGGACACGCTTACAGAACCATGCAAGGGAAAACATCTGCTTAAGAGTTTTCTTGATGCTGATATCCATCGAACCAGACCAGTCAACAAACATAACGAAACCGTGGTTCTTGCCGGTCGCAACCGAAGTAATGCGGCGGAAGATATCGTCGTTATACTTGTAAGAGTGTAGTTTGTTCGTATCAATCACACCAGTCTTTGAAATGCTGGTACGCGCATATTCATCTGCGGACTTACGCATTTCAAACTCTTTGACCATATAAGAAATGGTCGCGTTTTCAGACGCCTTGAAGGCATTCAATTCTTCACGAATTGCAGAATACCAAGAGTTACCAAACTCATGCTCCTGCTGCTTACCCATCTGAGAGTAAACGACCTTATAGTCATCCACGATAGCAGAAAGGTTAGGAGTAGACAGTTTCACATACTGATATTCAATGTCGGAATCAGCAAGGAGTTCCTTCTGCTTATCTTCCCACGCCTTTTCGGTCTCGGACTCTTCAGGCTCTTCATTGTCGGCATACTTTTCATCCTTGCCGCCAGCGGAGATATCGTCGGACTCATCATCAGAATCCTCATCACCTTCGTCGCCGTCTTCGGCATCAGCGTCATCATCGCTTTCGCCGTTGCTTTCAGTGTCTTCACCTTCATCCTCGTCGGACTCTTCATCACCATCACCATCGGTGCTGTTAGCATCCTCGTCGGACTCTTCACCGTCAGTGTCTTCACCATCGGTGTCTTCGGTGTCATCACCATAATCGGAGTCATCACCCCAATCGAAATCCTCGTCGGAGTCGCGGGTGTCATCACCCTCACCGTCACCTTCACCTTCATCAGGTTCACCCATATCATTGGGATCGATTTCCTGATGATCCTGCTTTTGCTGCTTTGCGAACAGGTAAACATCTTCGGTCAGTTGAAGGATCTCTTCAAAAGTTTCAGCGTTTTCGATACGCTTAACGAAAGGCAATTCTTCACGCGAAAACTTGACGCCCGCAGCAACACCCGCCTTGAAGTGGATATTGATACGGTCGATAAAGGTCATGGTGTTGATATCACGGCGCGCGGTGCCGAAGAAATCACGTTCGACCAGTTCCGCGTAACCCTTGAGATAGTTGCGGCGCGAACCGGGATAACGGCGCTTTTGACGCTTATCAATTCGCGCGTCTTCAATAACGTTGAGATATCCCTTAAGGAGACGAACGGACGCCTTCAGACGATTAGCGATAGACTGAAGGGCAGGAACGAAATCCGCGGGGGTATCAAGAGCATGACCGACCTCATGCACAACCAGCATATCGTAAAGGTCGTTGGAAATGTCACGCCACACAGGCAGAATGAGGACGCGGTTCTTAACGTCGAACATAGCGGTCTTGACGCCCGGATTGTGCTGGACGGTAATGTTCTCAATGGCAAGTAGTTTTGCCAACTGAGACTTCGCGTTATGGTTGTGCTGAATTTCCATTATAACCTCGTTGCTCTATACATATAATATAAGTATTCGGAGCGGGATTTTCAAGTGCTACCGAAGCATATCTGCTATGCATCCAGTGCATATCACGGTTTGTAGTAGACAAAGATGGGTTCATACTTTAGCATAAGATTCTTACCGTTAGACTTAATTTCACAGTAGTTCTTCATCATGCCTTTAACGACATTCTTTGTAACAATCTCTTCACCGAACACTGTCGATGTAACAATCTCTTCAGTTTCCCCAGTTTCGACGGTACGATTACCACCGGGCATCTGAGCAAGTGTCATCTTCAAAACTGTTACCTTGACCATTCCGAGTTCTTCAAGTATTTTACACGAATCTTCTTCTAAAGGCAAGAGGTTTCCGTCGAATGCCGCATCAGCGATATTCCACAGAAGGTAACGATCATGTGCAAGAAACTCTACGGCAGTGGTAAGAGTTGGTCTGAGGAATCCATCAACCCATGCCTCATATTGTGCAAACTTGTGGCATGATTGCTCAGGATCATCAGAGTAAACTTCTTTAGCGAAGTATGGCGGTGAGGTGAATACCATATCCAACTTTCCCTTGTACTTCTGGAATCGTGGATCGTTGCCGATGACTTCTGAACCTAACTGAAACATTTCATATGTGTGACTTTTAGGAAACAGTTTACCATTCTCTCTAACATTCTCGTTAAAGAAATCTGCCACTTCATGATACTTCGTTCTGCCCTTAGATGTGTTATGATCTGTATTAGGGTCAGTGCCGATATAGTGAATGTTTCGATTGTCATCAATAG